ACTTTTGGTTTAATAATACTTGTCGCCTCTTGTAAGGTTTTTGCCATCACACCAAAATCCTTATCTGCCTCAGATGCAAACATAGCAAAAGCATATTTCATTTCTGTAAAACCCTCGCTAATCATACTTAAATCTTTCGTTGCTTTTGATGTTATCTTTTCTCCTTGAAGTCTAATGTCAGGAGCATTTACATCTATGATTCGATTTCCATTTATATTAATCACTCCATCTTGACCACCACCCACAGCTTCAATATTAATATTTCTTCCTCTTATTGTGACATCTCCATTCTCACACTCAATGATGGTGTCACCTCTCTTACATTTTATAATCTTTGCTGGAAGTTGAACAACATCACCAGCATTTCTAACTTTTAAACCTTCACCAAGAACTTCAGTTGATGATCCTGGCGTGTATAAAACTGCTTTACCAGTTCCAGGCCCACCTGTTTTACTTTTTCCTTGTCCTGTATCAGCATAAAATCCAAAAGTTTGTGCTTCCTGTGTCTGAACCACATAGTTTGACATTCCATGTATGGTTTCATTACCACTTGAAAATTCAAATCTTTTATATTTAATCGACTCTGGATTTTGTTTATCTTTTGGTGTTGGCATTTTATTTTGTAATACAACTAATTACAGTTACAACAGCACTCTGAGGCAAATTCCTGTCGAAAGGAATATTGGTGTCAGCGAGTTGTGTCGCATCATCAACTTTAGTAAATTTAAGAACTGGTGTTAATTTAGCAAGAGCTCCAGTGTCACTATTTATTGTTAAATCTGGAAGTGAAGTAAATCCAAATCCTCCGTTTATAACATTTGCTGATTCAATTCTACCATCAGAAATAACTAATTCAACTTGGGCTTGGCCAGGAATTTGAACTCCATTAGTGCTAATGTTATCACCATCAACAAATCCAGAGCCAGCACCAATACCAGTTCCAGCGACATCAGCTGATGTATCGACTGTAGGACTTAAAGACTCACCAATGGATCCTCCAGTGACTAAAACAGTATCGTTATCAGCATAACCAAATCCCGTATTTTCAACGATGACATCATCTAATGTAGTCACATAGGAAACTGCACCATCATAGTTTGCATTTGGATCTGGTATAACCTCTTTTATGACTAGATTGCCATCTTCATCAATAGTTGTGTCTGTTGTATTCGGCAAATATTGTTGGCCAGGATTTGTAATTACAACACCTGTGACACCAAGAGAATCATTTCCATTTGGATCTGTAACTTGTCCCATAATCGGATAACCACCAGCTCCAAATCCATTATCACATCCATCAATAAATGAAATCAAAGGTGGTTCTCTAAATCCAAACCCACCATCACTAATTGCAACACCAATTACTTGTCCTAAAACATTTACAACTGCACTACCAGTCACACCTTGACCACCACCTCCAATAAAATCAACTCTGGGCGGCCCACATTTAAGAACGTTTGTATCACAATCTGGTTTAGATGGTAATGCTGGAATTGCATCTTCAAGATCACCTAGAACAGGATCTAATAAAGAACTTATTCCCATCTTACTAATAATACTATCAAAACTATCTTCAATTGATAATCCAACTCCGTTTTGTGATGAGTATGTTGAATTATCTGGACAGTTTTGTGCATCACACTCAAGAGCATTTGTAACTATGTTTGCATATTTAATTGCTTTTGAAAATGTTTTACTAGGTAAGGCAATTCCACCACCTTGAATATTATTCAATTGATCAAATAAACCACCCAATTGTGTATCTAAAATATTATTAATCTGTCCAAACATGTCACCTAAAAAGTTTTCAATACCGCAAGTTGGAACATCTAATACTTGGCCGATCATATTTTCTAAACTTTTAGAAAGATAATCTAACAACTCATCTTGTATTTTTTCAAAATTACAGAACATCACATCAGTTAAATCTTTAGTCGCTTTTCCAGCGGGTGCTCTTAAAGGTAACGGAGTTTTATCTTTTAAAGTTTTTGATAGTTTATCTAATGTATCGTTTATAACCCAAGAACGACCACGACGCACCATTCTTGTCATGGAATTTTGAAGTTTATTTGCTGTTATTTGTACCTCTGATTCTATATCAACAATACCGCCATAAATTGGATTTACAAATGCACTACTTGAATTTAATTTTTGAAGAGTTTGTAACCTTTGAGTAAAATCCTTCATCGTATTTGTTATCTTTGATAACTCATTGTCTTGACATGCAGTAGCGTTATCAATTTTAATCTTAGTTGACTCATTAAATTGTTCTTCGGCAACACATTTTGTTGTTCCAGCACCACCAGCAGGGCACATTTGTCCAGACCACTCTCCATTCCCATTTCCACTTCCGTTATTTTTCTTTTTATGAACTTTATGTTTACCAGCGGTCTCTCTCACTGCTGGTGGTGTATATGGTTTAAAACAAGTTTGTTTCTTAGCATTAAACTCTGCATTTGTCAACTTATCTTTAATGAAAGTTTGTTTAAATAAAGTTCCAAAAATTACTGGTTGTTGGCCATCAGTACCATCAAAGAAAAATCCAACTACAACCTCTCCACCTTGATATTGCATTGTTTGTCCCATTCCACCAGTTGTTGAAGTATTTGGTGGCAATAAAACATGTGCAAGAGGTAGTTCCTCATCTTTTAAATCATCTTCACATCCATGATATCCAACAATACGAACACGACATCGATGTGAATAGATATCTTTATCATCCCCTGCTTGTTTCTTTTCTAAGGAATCTCCCCACTTCCCTTTTTCTGGATCAGTCACTTGACCGATCCACCATTGCATAGGATCTTTCCCAATAAAGTTAGTTGATGGTTGATACATCTATTAATCGTCGTAAATTAAACACTCTGGTTCGTCTGGGTGATTATCACAGAATAATTCTAAGGCATTTGGATCATGATGATCGCCTGCTGCAATCTCTTCCTTATGATGTTCTGCAT